TTGGCCGACCGGCTGGGCCTCGAGGTGACGGAGCGTCCTCGCGCCGGCGGGCTGTTGGTCTATGGAGTGCTCGATCGGCCGCCGCGCTACCTGCGGGTGGAGATCGCCGAGCTCTGGTCCTGGGTGCAAGTGTGCCCGGTCGGGTCGGGCGTGATGACCGCGAGCCGGGGCACTCAGGTGCTCATGCCCTGGCAGGATGCGCCTGCCAGCTGCATCAGGCCCTTCGTTGACGGGTTCGATGATTGAGGTCGCGCAGATCGCCTACGGCTGCCAGTGGGGCCCGGATGGTCACGTGAGGGCATGGCCGATGCGGATCAGCTTCGGCGCCCTGGGGCCTGAAGTGACGGTCGAGGAAATGCTGGAGGGCCGCGGTCACACGGTGATGCTCATCGACCAGCTGGGTGCGCTGGTGAAGGGGATCGCGGCGAGCGACACACCGATCCAGTTGGTGAGCCCCTTCCCGCCGGGGGTGGCGCGGAAGCTGGCTGATCTGGGCTACTTCGTTGAGCTGTGCTGATCTCCCCAGACGAGTACGCAGAACAGCGCGGCGTGACGGGCCGCGCGGTGCGGAAGGCGATCGCGGACGGACGGATTGTGAAGGGTGCGGTGCAGGCGGGGAAGCGCCGGTGGCAGATCGACCCGGAGATTGCGGATCAGGAATGGCAGCGGAACACGTCACCGGCGAAGCAGCGCGGGCAAGCGGCGGAGCGTGCGCGGGAGCTGGAGCGACAGCAGGGTGCGCCGGATGTGCTGGCGAAGGCGCCGAGCCATGCGCAGGCGCAGGCGCTGCGCACGCTCTACCAGGCGAAGCTGCTGGAGCTCGATCTGAAGGAGCGCCAGGGCCAGCTGGTGCCGAAGGCGGATGTGGAGCGGGTGTGGTTCGAGGAGGGCCGACGGGTGCGGGACTCGTTGCGGCGAACGCCACAGCTGATGATCGGCGACATCGCGCGGGCGGCCGGTGGCCTGACGCCGGAGCAGCGCGCGGAGGTGCTGCTGGTGCTGGAGCGCCACCTGGTGAAGGCCCTGGAGGGGCTGGCGGCCGATGCTGATTGAGGAGTGCCGGCGCGCGTTCCGGCGGGGCCTGGAGCCCGACCCGCTGCTGACGGTCAGCGAGTGGGCGGACCAGCGGCGGATCCTGAGCCCGAAGGCGAGCAGTGAGCACGGGCCCTGGCGGACGAGCCGGACGCCCTACCTGCGGAAGCCGATGGACGACCTGTCGGCGACCAGCACGGTGCAGGAGGTGGTGCTGGTGTTCGGCAGCCAGATGGGGAAGAGCGAGGCGCTGAACAACTGGACCGGTTACACGATGGACATCGCGCCGGGGCCGGCGCTGTTCGTGCAGCCGACGATCGACCTGGCGAAGCGCTACAGCAAGATGCGCATCGCCCCGATGATCGAGGCGAGCCCGAGCCTGCAGGAGAAGGTGAAGGCGCCGCGGGAACGGGACAGCGGCAACACGCAGCTGATGAAGGAGTTCACCGGCGGCTTCCTGATCCTCGGTGGGGCCAATGCAGCGAGCGGCCTGGCCTCGATGCCGATCCGGTATCTGGGCGGGGATGAGATCGACCGCTGGCCGGCGGACGTGGATGAGGAAGGCAGCCCGCTGGCGATCGTGACGGCCCGCACCCGAACGTTCGGCGTGCGGAAGAAGATGGCCTGGACGTCGACGCCGACGATCGCGAACCGCAGCCAGATCTGGGCGAAGTGGGAGGACAGCAACCAGCAGCACCTGCTGCTGCCCTGCCCCCACTGCCAGCACCGGCAGGGGATCGTGTGGGACCGGATCCGGTACGACCCGAAGGACCCGGGCCTGCCGAACACGCTGCACACCCCGCCGGTGCTGATCTGCGAGGAGTGTGGCGAGGGGATCGAGGAGGACACCAAGGCCTGGTGGTACGACCCGGATGTCTTCACCGACGACTGGTGGGAGGCGACGTTCCCGGAGCGGACGGTGCAGGGCTACCACTGCTCAGCGCTCTATGCACCGCTGGGGTGGTTCAGCTGGACCGATGCCGCGGTGGGTTACGAGAAGGCGAAGGACAACCCGGCGGAGCTCAAGCCCTGGACCAACACGGTGCTGGCGGAGTGCTGGAACGACGACGGCGAGGCGCCGGACTGGGAGGCGCTCTACAACCGCCGCGAGTCCTACGACATCGGGGTGGTGCCCGATCGGGTGGTGTTCCTGACCTGCGGCGTCGACGTGCAGATGGACCGCATCGAGCTGGAGGTGGTGGGCTGGGGCCGGGGGATGGAGAGCTGGAGCCTCGACTACCAGGTGCTGGCCGGCGACACGGCGCAGCCGGAGGTGTGGCGTGAGCTCAGCCGGTTCATCCGGTCGGAGTTCGGCCGTGGCGATGGCCAGCGGCTGCCGATCCGGATGACCGCGATCGACTCAGGCTTCAGGAGCCAGGAGGTCTACCGCTGGGTCCGTGGCCAGGCCGGTCATCGGGTGATTGCCATCAAGGGCCAGGAGACGCAGACGGCGATCATCGGCACGCCGGCCCGGGTGGAGGTGCTGCGCAATGGCCGGGCGCTGCGAGGTGGCGTGAAGGTGTGGCCGGTGGGCAGCGGCACGGCGAAGTCGGAGCTCTACGGCTGGCTGCGGCGTCCGCATCCGGATGAGGGCGAGCCACTGCCCCACGGCTGGTGCCACTTCCCGCAGTACGGCGAGGAGTGGTTCCGGCAGCTGTGCGCGGAGCGGCTGACGAACACCGTCGATCGGCGGGGCTACACCCGGTTCGAGTGGATCAAGACCAGGCCCCGCAACGAGGCGCTCGACTGCAGGGTCTATGCACGGGCCTGCGCGGCCCTGGTCGGTGCCGATCGGTGGAGCGACGAGCGATGGGACGAGGAGGCTGCCGGCGGGGTGCCGCGGCCGCAGCCGGTCGAGACGAAGCGCGAGGACGATGCGGCGGAGGCAGCGCCTGCAGCGGCGCCGTCCAGATCGTCGTACTGGGACTGAGTAGCATGACCGGACGGAGGTGGCCGAGATGAGCACGTTCACGCAGGCGCATCTGGCGGCGATCGAGGAAGCGATTGCCGGCGGCTACATGGAGGTGCGGTACGACGACAAGCTGGTGAAATACCAGTCGATCGACCAGATGCTGAAGGCGCGGAATCTGATCGCGAGCAGCCTGGCCGCGGCCACGGCGCCATCGGTGCGGATCGACTACCCCGCAGTGGTGCGCGACTACGAATGAACCCTTTCGAGCAGCTCCTTGCGGCGATCGCACCACGCGCGGCGCTGCGACGCCAGGCGGCGCGGCTGCAGCTGGACCAGATGCGCCGGTACGACGCAGCGGCCCGGGGCCGGCGGACGGACAGCTGGGTGACGCAGGGCAGCAGCGCCGATGCTGCGACTGCGCGCGGGTTCGGGGTGATGCGCGACCGCGCGCGTGACCTGGTGCGCAACAACCCCTATGCGCGCAAGGCGGTCGAGAGCTGGGTGACGAACCTGATCGGTTCGGGCTGGAGCTTCAAGGCGAAGCAGACCAGGAAGAACGGGAAGCAGGGTGAGCGGGTGACGGAGCTGATGCGGGCGTGGATGGCAGACCCGCGGCAGTGCGACTACGAGGGCCTGCTGAACTTCGACGGGCTGATGGCCCAGGCGGTGCGCTGCTGGAAGGAGTCAGGGGAGGTGCTGATCCGGATGCGGACGCCGACCAGGGCGACGATAAAGCGGCTGGGCCTGACGATCCCGCTGCAGCTGCAGGTGATGGAGGGCGACTGGATCGACGAGCACCACGACACGGTGGGCACCGAGACGGGCGCGGGCTTCACGAAGCGCGGGATCGTCTACGACGCCGAGGGCCGCCGCGAGGGCTTCTGGATCTACAACTACCACCCGGGCGAGGGTGCGGTGCAGGCGACGAGCATCGTGAGCAACACGGTGCCGGCGGGGCAGATCATCCACCTGTTCACGCCGGAGCGGCCTGGGATGACGCGCGGCGTGAGCTGCCTGTCGCCGGTGATGGTGCGGCTGAAAGACCTGGGTGATTTGCTCGATGCCCGGCTGATGAAGGAGAAGATCGCGGCGTGCATGAGCGTGGCGATCACCGATCTGGATGGGATCGGCGACCAGAAGTCGACGGTGGGGGATCGGATCGAGCCGGGCGCCGTGGTGCGGCTGGGCCCCGGCCAGGACATCAGGACGATCAGCCCACCTGGCGCTGGCGAGCTGAACCAGGTGATCAAGACCTACCTGCTGGAGATCGCGGCGGGGGTGGGCATCACCTACGAGGAGCTGACCGGCGACTACAGCGGAGGCAGTTACACCCAGGGCCGACTGGGGTGGATCGGCTTCCAGCGGCGGCTGGCAAGCGACACCTGGCAGGTGCTGGCGCCGCTGCTGTTCGATCGGATCTGGGAGTGGTGGTCGGCGCAGGCCAGCGCAGTGGGTGTCGCGACCGAGGGACTGATGGCCGATTGGACGCCGCCGCGGCGCGAGCTCTACGACCCGCAGAGCGAGACAAGCAGCACGCTCAGCCGGGTGCGTGCGGGCCTGCTGCCGCCGCAGGAGGCGATCCGCCTGGATGGGTATGAGCCGGACGAGGTGCTGAAGCTCTACTCCGAATGGAATGCGCAGCTCGACGCCGCCGGCGTGGTGCTCGACAGCGACCCGCGGAAGGTGAGTGCGGCGGGGCTGACGCAGGCGCGGCCTGTGGGGTCGGCACTGCCGCCGACGGGTGAGCCACCGACGGAGCCGGCGCCACCGCCAGCACCGGCCGGGAGGCCGCCTGCAGGCTCACCCTAGAATCGAGGAGGCTGAGGAGTGTCAATGAGCGACGGTCTGTTGCAGACCCGGGCGATGTTTGCTCCCGAGACGATCAACGTCGAGGAGCGAACTGTTGAGCTGGTCTGGACGACCGGCGCCCAGGTGCGGCGTGCCAGCTGGGCGCGTGGCGACTACATCGAGGAGCTGAGCCTGCAGCCTGGCGCTGTGCGGCTTGACCGCCTAAACAAGGGTGGGCCGCTGCTTGATGCACACGACTCCTACTCGCTGCGCAGCCAGATTGGTGTAGTGCAGCGAGCTTGGCTGGATGGAGCCGAGGGCCGTGCCCTGGTGAAGTTCAGCCGGCGGGATGACGTTGAGCCCATCTTCCAGGATGTGATCGACGGCATCTACCGCA